CAAAGCTCTTGCACTACGCAAGTGGAATTGCGGTTCAGTATAAACTTAACAAAACGAAAATCTTAATATCAATAGTGCCTGATGCGTCAGATAACACTTGAGAGAACAGACAGTAGTGAAGTTAGTTTCTCAAATTATTAATCAACCTAAAGGAATTTAATTATGGCTAACGCCACAGTTTCACGCCTAGGTCTGGTAAACAATAGTGGAACAGACTTTGATGCTCTGTTTCTGAAAGTATTCTCAGGAGAAGTTCTTACAGCATTTGCTCGTAACAACATCTTCAATG